TACAGTTATTATCCAATCTACCTATTTGAATAATTTTTGGGTGGTCGGTAGTCCTGACGGTACGTATGGTTTCTATGATGAGCAATGTGTTGCCGACTTTGAGTATGATAGAGTCCACGATCCGGATTATTACAATGTGTACGCATTGGGAGAGTGGGGTGTTATTCGTACCGGTAGCGAGTTCTTCGGTTCGTTCAACCGTGGCAAACATTCCGGTGAACATAAATATATCCCGGACCTGCCTATTCATATATCAGTAGATAATAACGTACTGCCATATATCAGTGTGTCGTACTGGCAAGTAGATTTCACTACCGGTATCAAGGTTTGGCAGTTCCATGAGACATGCGCCGAAAATCCTAACAATACAGTAAAGAAGTCCTCTAAACTTGTAGCCAAGTATCTGAAAGATATCAGGTATAGTGATAAAGTCTACCTACACGGGGATGCCTCAACAAAGGTGGCCAATAGCATTGATGATGAAAAACGTTCTTGGATGGACTTATTCATAGATACATTGCAGAAAGAAGGATTCGAGATTGAGGATAAGGTAGGCAATAAGAATCCGAGTGTTGCCATGACCGGTGAGTTTATCAATGCTATCTTTGATTGTACTGTTCCCGGTATAGAGATATACATTGACGAATCATGTTCGGTATCTATTGAGGACTACATGAGCGTACAGAAAGATGCTAACGGTGCCATTCTTAAAACTAAGGTCAAGAATAAAACTACCTTGCAGACTTATGAGGAGCACGGGCACCTGTCTGATACGTTCCGATATGTCGTTGTGGATTTGTGTAGTGAGCAGTATATAGAGTTTAGTAACCGGCGAAAAAGAAACTTGTATGCTTGTAATGGCACTATTAATTTCTTCAATCCAGATACCGAATGTAAATACACTAAGAAGATTCTATATGTGATGCCGAATGTTAATGGGAAATTTGTCCTTATACAAGCGTTTAGATGTGGAAATAAATGGCATGTTGTTGATGTCGTATTTATGGATACTACTTCAACAGAAGATATACGTTCTTCTATTTTGTCCCATGAATCTGATTCATGTGTAATTGAATGTACAGATGCTTATTTCCCTTTTATCCGGGAACTCCGTTCTAGTACAAACAAGGAGATTCGTGTAATGAAAGAGTTTCCGGATGTAGATAAGCGTATTGCTGCAACATCTGATTATGTGAAAAATAGTATTCTTTTTTCTGCATCAAAAGTAGAATCTGATACGGAATATGTTGCCTTCATGAATAATCTGATGGACTATAATAAAGATAGTGAAACAAAAGAGGCCAGTGCTGTTTTGAGTGGGCTAGTACAGTTCGTTGTAAAATTAGGTTTGAATTGAAATGTGTTATATGTGATTGAAAATAAGAATGTTATATTGTTGGTATTATGTTTTCGTAATTTCAAGATTTTAGTGTTTTGGAAAACGGTTTTCCTTTTTACTTAGTTTTGCTCAAAAAGGAACCCAATGAATATTTTTTTTGATAATCTATTTGGAAAGAAATCTAAGACTAAAGGTGAAGTTGAAATAGTTACTTCATCTGAAAATAAGGATATAGATACTCAAAGTGGCAAGACTGAAAAATGGTCAGTTGCATACATTGAGGACCTTACTAGTCCTATTGTAGCGGGCAGTAACTATCTAACGCTATTCAGTACGATACCTGAAGTCTTTTTCCCGATCGATTATATTGCATCGCGAATTGCAGGTGCTAATTTTCAATTGAAGAAAACTAAGGATGACAGTATAGTATGGGCGAATAAACGAATGAATGGCATACTTAGTCGTCCTAATTGTTTGATGCGTTGGAAAGAATTGATTTATCAGCACCATATTTATAAATTGTGTACAGGGAATAGCTTTATTCGTGCCGCTATGCCTGATGTCTTTTCTACAGCTGAAAAATGGAGATATTGCGATAATTATTGGGTGCTACCTTCTGATAAGACTATTGTAGAACCTGTTTACGGGAATATGCCATTGTTTGGCATTGCCCAAACAGAAGATATTATTCGTAGCTATCGTTTGGAGTATGGTTGGAATGGTAGTTTGGAAATTCCTCCATACCAAATATGGCATGATAGAGACGGAAGTGCAGAGTTCTATTCAGGGGCTATGTTCTTGAAGTCCAAAAGTCGTCTTGCTTCCCAAAATAAGCCAATGTCAAATCTAATAGCTGTATATGAAGCTAGAAATGTAATTTATGTAAAGCGGGGTGGATTGGGCTTTATTGTAAGTAAGAAAACTGATGCTACCGGTTCAATAGCGTTGACTGACGATGAAAAGGAACAGCTTTTGAAGCAAAATTTTGAGAAGTATGGTGTAAGGAAGGGCCAGGTACCTTATGGTATTTCAGATGCAGACATTGACTTTGTTCGTACTAATCTTTCTATTGCAGAGTTACAGCCGTTTGAAGAGACTTTGGCTGATGCAATAAATATTGCAGGGGCATACGGCATCCCTGCCGTTCTTGTTCCGCGAAAAGACCAGTCCACATTTAGCAATCAGGCTACTGCTGAAAAGAGCGTATATTGTTCAACTGTTATTCCTATGGCCAAACAATTCTGCAAGGATTTTACAGCTTTCCTTGGTCTTGAAGGAGGTGGATATTATTTGGATTGTGATTTCTCTGATGTTGATTGTTTGCAGGAAGGATTGAAAGAATCCGAGGACGTAAAGACAAATATAAATAAACGTTGTCGTGAACAATTCTCATGTGGGCTTATAACACTCAATGACTGGCGTGCCCAAATAGGCGAAAGTATGATAGAAAATCCCTTGTTTGACAAATTGAAATTTGATATGTCAGATGAGGAACTGGATAAAGTAAATCGAGTTTTTAACACTAAAAGTGGAGATGAAAAAGATGGAAGAGAAAATCAAAAGCCTTCAGTACAAGACAAAGGCAAATGATGTTGATGAGAAGGGTATCGTTACCGTTGCGGTGAACGGTATCGGTGTGAAGGACTCACAAAATGACATATCTATGCCCGGCTCATTCAATAAGACATTGAAAGAAAATATTGGTCGGATGCGTTGGTTCCTGAATCATCGTACAGACCAGTTGTTAGGTGTTCCGTTGAATGGTAAGGAAACAGAAGGTAATTTGGTTATGGTCGGTCAGTTAAATCTTGAAAAACAGATTGGCCGTGATACGTTAGCTGATTATAAACTGTTTGCAGAGAATGGCAGAACACTTGAACATTCTATTGGGGTCAAGGCCATTAAAAGAGATTCTGTTGATCCCTGTAAAGTGCTTGAATGGCGTATGATGGAATATTCAACATTGACAAGTTGGGGGAGTAATCCCCAGACTTTCCTTGTGAATATTAAGTCTGCTACTGCCGACCAGGTAAAGGAGGCTGTTGATTTCGTTCGTAAAGCGTTCTTGCAGCATGGATATAGTGATGAGCGTTTAAAAGGTTACGATATGGAATTAAGTTTATTACTGAAGAGCCTCAACGGTGGTGCCGTTGTCTCATGTCCTCATTGTGGTCATCAATTTGATTATGATGCAGAAACGGAGCATACCTTTGCCCAGCAGGTATTGGACTATGCTGCTGATTATCAGAGATGGATAACACAGGACATTGTAAGGGAAGAAATGGAGAAGCTCACTCCGGAGATTAGAACCCAAGTAATTTCTCTTATTGATTCTGTCAAATCAGAAAAGAAAGAATCTACTCAAAAGGGTCTACAAGACCTTATGAATTATGTAAGATGTCCCCACTGTTGGGGAAAAGTATATCGTTCGAATGCTATTCTGCAAAACACTTCTGAAGATACCACCGGAAAAAATGAGCCGTCTGTTGACACTCAAGAAAAGAATGACGGGGAAAATGGGAACGATGAAGTAACGATTAAAGCCGCTGATAATGGCACTTTACTCGATTTCAAGAGTTTGAATAGCTGTTTCGAGAATAAATAACTTAAAATTTAAATTTTATGCCTAAAAAATTTACAGTATCAGATTTTAATCTGAAAACAGACGGTCTGCCGGCAGAACAGAAAACTTTCATGGAAAACATCGTCGGCATGATGTGTGAAGTAGTTAACAAGTCACTTGAAGGATTTGCCTCACCGGAGGAGGTAACGAAACAGTTTGGTGACATCAATAATCTATTGAAAGCCTATGATGGAGAAAAGTTCCAGCAATTGGTAAAGGACAACGAGCAACTTGTAGAACAAGTTAAAACTCTTGGTGAAAGTATCGAGAAAATGAAGCAGAAAGGTCTTTCTATGGATACTATCAACAAGTTTGACGAGAAATTGAACGAGATGCTTGATTCTGAAAAATTCAGAGATTTCGCAGAAGGAAAAACACGCAAATCAGGAGAATTTGACGGCTTCTCCTTGAAAGATGTCGTTTCCATGACTGACAATTACACCGGTGATTTGTTGATTACTCAACAACAGAAACGTGTTGTGACTCAGGTTGCCAACAAAAAGTTGCATATGCGTGATGTATTAACGACGCTGACAGCTGATCCTGCATATCCTCAACTCGCCTATGCGCAAGTATATGCTTTCAACCGCAATGCCCGTTTTGTAACAGAGAACGGTCGTTTACCGGAATCAAGTATCAAGGTAAAAGAGATACAGACAGGAACTAAGCGCCTTGGTACTCATATCCGTATCTCAAAACGTATGTTGAAATCAAGAGTGTACATTCGTTCCTACATCTTGAACATGCTTCCTGAAGCTGTTTGGATGGCAGAAGACTGGAACATTTTGTTTGGTGACGGTAATGGTGAGAATTTGCTTGGTATTATTAATAATACTGGGGTGACTTCTGTAGAGAAGATTATTAGTACAGCCATTGTTACAGGTGCCGCCGGTGCTGTAAAAGCTATTACCGGATATAACGGTGATAAGGATGTGATTGTAGAGTTTGCAGAACCACAGGATTTGATTCTTGATGGAATGAGTATCACGTTCGCTGGCGCCGCTGTTCTTACAGAACTGAACAAAACACACGCTCTTGTGAAAATGGAAGATGGTCGTATCCTTATTCCTGGTGTCGCGTTCTCCGGTGCTGAAACGGCTACGGATAAAATGACATTCAGTGTTCATGAAGCCGGCTTTAAGAACATTGAGGAACCCAACTCTGAAGATGTAGTGAAAACAGCTTTCGCCGCAATGACATATGCCCAGTATTTTCCGAATGCTATTATTCTTAATCCAATGACTGTTAACGGTATGGAATCAGAGAAAGATACGACAGGACGTAATCTTGGTATCGTTAAAATGGTTGATGGGGTGAAATATATTGCCGGTCGTCCGATTATCGAGTATGGTGGTATTCTTCCAGGTAAGTATCTTTTGGGTGACTTTAACCAAGCCGCAAATTTGGTTGATTATACCACTTTGACACTTGAATGGGCTGAAGATGTGGAGACCAAGCTTTGCAATGAGGTTGTGCTGATGGCACAAGAAGAAGTTATCTTCCCGATTTATATGCCGTGGGCTTTCGCCTATGGGGATTTGGCCGCATTGAAGACTGCAATAACTAAAGCGTAGGATTATGGATTACATACTTAGAGGTAACGATAAGGATGTAACCAATGTGCTTAAAGAGCAACGCATTCGGATTAATAGAGGGATGATTCAACTCATCCCTATTTCCGAATGTGGTCTTGTTACAGAAGAAGATGCCCGAAAGACATTGGAATGTATGCTTGCAGAGAAAAATGAAGAGATTGGCAGGCTTACTGCATCCATTGCAGAGAAAGATAAGACAATTGTTGAACTGACAGAAGAGCGTGAAACAATGAAAGCTCGCATTGCAGAACTTGAAGTACAGGTGCCTTCTGATGAAAAGAATCTTCCGGTTGCCGATTCAAAAGATTTGCAAGAGGAAGATGCCAAGGAGGTAATTGTTACAGATGATAAAGCCGTTTCCGTGGAAGATGAAAAGAAAACCGGGAAAGGCAAGACTTCTAAATAACTATCGCTATGTTGATTGATGTTTCATATTTTATGTCAGGTCCCAGGCATATTGAGAATGTTTCGGTCGCTGAAATGCCTTCGCCCCAATCTCTTGCTGTGAATGAGGTGATAAATGGGTATATTAAGGCATTTCAGCCCGAATTTCTCCGGAATGTTGTTGGTGTGACTCTTTCCCAAGCTATCACAGATTATTTGGAGCTTATTGAACGAGAAAAGGAAGATTCTTCAGATGAAGTTGATATTTCAGAAGAGAAGGAAGCCCCCCAGTCCGGATATGCAGTATTATGCGAGAAGCTGTGTGAACCGTTCGCTGACTATGTCTTTTATCATATTCTTCGTGACGCAAACACCCAGGCTACAATAACCGGGCTTGTTCGTTTGAAATGTGCTAATGAATATGTAGCTCCTTTGAAGAGACAAGTAAGCACATGGAATAGCATGGTAGAGAAGAATAAACAGTTTGTTGAATGGGCTATGTCGAATGATTGTCCTTTCGATGTGAAAATAACCAAGAATCTTTTGACCCCAATTAATGCTTTCAATTTATGATAGATTTAGATATAACAGAACTGTTTGAGGAGATTGTAAAGGAACTTCCAGAAGGGCTTGAAATCCTCTATCCAAATGGGAAAGGGGGAACTAAAGTTGTGAAATCCCCAAGGTTGAATTACATCTTCGGTAGCAGTCAATATATCAAAGATATTTTAGATGAATACAGTAAGTCTTCTGCCCAGTCTGAAAGGAAGTTTCCATTGGTTGCACTATTCACTCCAATTAGTGAGGATAGAGGTGACGCGGATTATTTTTCAAAAGCAAAGGTTTCGTTAATTATAGCATGTTCTTCTTGTAAAGAGTGGAGCAATGAGATGCGCAGAACCACATCTTTTAAAAATATCCTTCGGCCAATCTATAAACGTTTATTGGAAGTATTATATGAAGATTCTCGGTTCGACTGCGACTATGACGAAAAAGTGAAACATAGTTATTCAGAAAACTATTCATATGGCAGATACGGAGCCTATACAGATTCCGGTGAGGCTGTGAGCGAGCCGATTGATGCCATAAATATACGCTCGATGGAAATAAAAATTAATAATCTTAATTGTAGAAGAAAATGAGAAAGATTAGAACGTGTAAGGGTTCCCGGATGAACACTGGTAGTTCTGCTTGTAGCATTGACTGGAAAAAAGTCAAAGGTGCTATCTTGACAGAACATGGTGTCAAACTCCCTGCTGATATAACAGGTGAGAAGTTGCTCGAATTGTGCCATGCAGACCGTCCCGGGCGTATTTACCCTATTTTGCCATTCCTGGAGTATGCCAAGAATGGTGGAGAGCCTCAAGTTAATCCTGTAGGGTACGGTGCAAGTGAATACAACGGGCTTAGCGCTCAAACAGACACCTTCACTTTGAAGAAATTTGATGAGGTTTTGAATGCCCAGCTTCTGAAATGTGCCAATAAAGGATGGGACGTTTACTTTTGGAATCAGGATAATATGTTGATCGGTTATAATGATGACACTGATATCCTTGCCGGTATTCCGATGTCTACTGTTTACCCGACCGTGACACAGTACCCGACCAGTAGTGCTAAGTCTGCGATGACTGTTAGTTTTTCACATGAAGATGTGGAAGACAGCCAATTGCACTTTGACTACGTGCAGTTAGACTTCAATCCCAAGAATTTCGTTAAAGGCTTGGTTGATGTTGTGTTTCAAAAGTTGGAGGCCGAAAATACTTACAAAATAGTTGAAGTTGTTGGTGGTTATGACCGTACAGAAGAATTTGGCAGTCTTATTGCTGATGGTGCTGCTGAAGTTATGAATAACGTAACTTCTGCTACATATTCGGATGGTATCATTACCATTGTTCCTAAAGCCGGGGCGGTTCCTTCGTTGAAAGCTCCTTCTGTATTGTATGAAAAAGGAATCAGAGGTATCGAGCAGGTGTCATGAAGGTAGATAATGTTACGTTCGTCGAGGTTGCTGTGAAGGGCATGACGAAGGAAGAGTTTATTAATGCGCACATTAAAGTCGTGTGGCAGGAACTGAAGGAAGCTGACCGTAAGAAGAAGCTCTCGGAAGTGTACGATGCGATAACTAAGTAACCGACGGGCTGGGGTGTGATTACAGCCCAGCCCGTTATATTTTTACTGTATGGCAGATTTTGATGAATTACATAGAGTTATTCATTCCATTGCATCCGGGTTTGAAGAGGAATGTATTAGGTGTATGGAAGAACATAAGAATGTGCTCGTTGATTGTATTCAGGAACAATTATATTCCGGCTTGGACGGTACCGAACATCTATTGAATCCTGATTATGATACTGACACCTATTTTAACGAGCCCGGTCCCTGGCAGAACCGTGCGGAACAATATAAACGATGGAAGGAGAGGATAACTCCACCTCTTAGAAGTGAGATACTTTATTTGCCACCGCGTCCGGTTGAGGTACCTAACCTCTTTATTACTGGTACTTTCTATGATAGCATAACTGCCGATAGAATTGATTCCGGGCTTCGATTCTCAACGAAAGGATTTACGGACGGTAGTTCTATTGAGAAGAAATACGGTGAGCAGATTTTAGGCATTGGTGATACAGCTAAAGAGTACTTTAATATTATGTATCTCCGTCCCTGGATGGAACGTTTCTTTTCAGAATGTGGATATCGGTAGAAAATGGCTTGTAGTTGCGAAATAAAAAAGATGCAGAGTGAACTGGAACGTATCAGTGATCTTGCAAAGAAAGCAGCTGTCTTGGATGGTTGCATGTATGTTGTTTATCAGAAAGAAGATGGTACCTATGCTTTTGATAAACTTGGAGTTGAGATAAAAGGAAAGATTATTGAATATAGACATTATCTGTAATTATGGATTTAAAATTGAAAGATTTCGTTGATGAGAGCGATTTGCAGAAATTGGTGGAGCTTGATAATACTATTGAGCGTGTGAGGGCTGATTATGTTAATGCGGCCAAAGAATTAGCAAAAGGTTTGAAACTAAATGTAGAAGGTGTTGCTGATCTTGAAAAGTTGAGTAACCTTTATAATACTCAAGCAAAAACGGCTGGTTCTGCATCTGCTGAATTAACCGAAGCTCTTAGAAAACAGTCTGAAATAACTCAAACTGTCAGTAAGAAGATAGAGGAAAAGCTAAATGTAGAGAAATTATCTGCTGCTGAACTGAAGAAACTAACCAAAGCAAACTCGGATAATGCTGTGTCCTTGGAAAAGGCTGCTAAAGCAGAAGCTAACTTGACAAAAGCGCAGAATGCCGGTAATACTACTCGTAAGAAAGCTGTTCTATCTGAAGAAGAACGTTTAAAACTTATCAGAACTGCTATTATCTTGACTAATCAGGAAGTACATAGCCGTTCACAAGCAAAGGAAATGAATAAGCAGCTGCAAAAGGCTGTTGATGTTTTGAAAGATACGGATGAAAACTATATTCGTACACTTGCCCGTCTTAATTCTACAATCGGAATCAATACCGATTACATAAAGCGAAATTCCGATCGATATAGTCAACAGAAAATGACTATCGGTGCATACCGGGAAGAAGTAAAGGCTGCATGGGTTGAGATACAGAACGGTAATAAATCCATGCAGAATATGGGTGTTATTGCCCGGAATGCCGGTAGGATGCTTAATACAGAGCTTGCTCCTGGGTTAAGTAAAGTTGGTGCTGGTTTAAAAGGGTGGGCAGCTGGATATATTGGTGCACAAGCTGTTGTTAGTGGAGTTGTTGCTTTATTTACAAAACTGCGTGAAGGAGTAGGTGATATTGTTAAATTTGAATTAGCTAATAGTAGGCTTGCTGCAATATTAGGAACCACTTCTGATAAAGTGAAGGAGTTAACTGCGGATGCTCAACGTTTGGGTGCTACAACGAAATACACTGCATCCGAAGCTACGGATTTGCAAATAGAACTTGCTAAACTAGGTTTTACTCGAAAAGAAATATTAGATGCAACAGAGCACGTTCTAAAATTTGCACAAGCTACCGGGGCAGAATTAGCAGATGCGGCTTCATTGGCAGGTGCTTCTCTTCGTATGTTTAATGCTGATACAAGAGAAACTGAAAGATATGTGTCTGCGATGGCTGTCGCAACAAC